CCGTTAGCTGCCGTATCTGGAGCTACTGGACCATTTTGTACGTCAATTGCGAATACTGGTTGTGCATCGCCGTGTGTTCTTGTAAAACCTGCCATGATAAAATTCCTTTAAAAAGTTTGAATCCTATAGATTCATGTATATATTTATGCCTGGTAGCAAAAAAAGTCGGTTTTGGCTACTTAATGCCAAAGTTTTGACGGCTAAAACCCATTCTATCTACATATTTGTATCCATTAGCAACGAATCCTTCTTGACCTTTAGTACCGTCATCTAAAGCACCCTGTACAGGACTAGATTCTGCGGCTTGATTTAATTGATTTAATATAGCAGTTTTTAACATATAAACAGATGACCAGATTTCCATCAGTGCTTGTACACCGGCAGGGTTAGCAGGAATATGTCCAGGATATTGTTTACCTGTTTTTTTATCCACATAACCTGTCAACAACTTCTGCTTCATAACTCCACTCATTGGTCTATTCTCAATGAACTTATAGAATCCATCAGACAGGTCATTTAGATTACCTTCTCTGATTTTATTGTTAAAATATACACCTAGCATGTTGTTTTTAAAACCATCTGATGGTATACCTAAGTAGTCAGTATTTAAAAACTTGTCTAGTGCTTTACCATATTTATTAATTTTAGCATTAACTACCTTTAGTTCTGCTTCTGGCATTGCTATCTTAGGAGTCTGTGGTAATTTACTAGGTAGTACAGCAACATCAGAATCTTCTTTTAACCCACCTAGTTTGCCATTCAATGAGACGGCCAAATCTGTAGGGTGAACTTTCCGTACTTTAGTACTCATTTGTTCTGCCTTAGCAGGTGCATCCGGACTTAAATATTGATGCACTGCTATGCCAGCAATTTTACCTGCAAGTTGTTGACCAATTTGACTATTAGCATCTACTGTATATGTGATACCTTTTGGATTAGCTTTAAAAACATACACACCGTTTTGATTTTCTAGTGGCTGACTGAATAACAAATCTCCCCAATAATATCCACTCGTACCTTTACTTGCTTGTGCTAGACCAGGCCATATTGCAGGAATGATACTTGCTAATCCACTACGTTCTTTCCCGCGTAATCTATCGTATTCAATAAAGTGTGCAGGACTGTATATTGCTCTACCAGAACCATCTGCTTTATTAAACATATGTTTGTCTGATATGCTGAATTTACCATCAGTACCGTGTCCAAAAATCAATGCAGGATATCCATCCCATTTGATTGTAGCAGTTTGTGGCTTCTTAATAGTTTTATTAACTGAATTAATAGCATCAGCAACACCTTGAGTGCCACCCAAAAATACAGAATCTTCTAGGTGTGGTGCATGACCACCCGTGAAGGCTTCGTTAACAATCTCTAGTCTTTTAACAGTATCTCGTAAGTACGCTAATGATTCAGATAGGTTCATTTTTGTTGTTTCTGAATATTTCTAGCAGGTGGATTTTCTTCTGGAAGAAAACCTATTCGTTTAGAAGGTGCTACTTGTTTTTTGTTACTAGGTGATGCTTTAGATAACTGTGCTTGTAAGCTTTTTAATACAGATTGTTTTTGTCTAGTATTCAAACCTTGCATCAACTTAGTGATTTGTGCGGCAGTCATCTTAGCTTGTTGTGTTGAAGCTTGGGCTGTTTGCGGCGTAGTATTTGTTGACGCGGCTGATGCAGATGATGGGTTTGCTCCGGTTTGAGCAGGAGTAGTTGTTGCTTGTTGTGGATTTTCTTCTGCTTGTGCGTGAGAAACAGACCAACCCAAATCTGCTAGTTTAGGTAATGTTGACTTACCTTTATCTTTAGCATAGTTTTGTTCTAACTCTTTAGCCAATGATGCTACTTGAGTCATTACTGATGGGTCACTGATATTAACACCCTTCATAAACTGTTTAAAGTAGTTAGTAATGTATTGACTAATAGATTGTTTGCTTTGTTGTTGATTAGCTTGACCAACTACTTTACCACCGGGTGAAAGTGTTTGTCCCATAGTAGCTTCAGCTAAGATAGTTTCAAAGATATAGTTTAGTTTATCAAAACGAGTAGATTCAGCTGCCTTACCTTTTGGCTTTTTATTACGCTTAGGCATCTGAACGGTATTGTCAGGCTTGATATCATTTAAGTTATCATCTAATCCTGCTTGTGCCATCATACCTGCAAGTTTAGGGTTCTTTTGTTTCATCTTGTCAAGTGCGGCTTGTTCAGCATCAGCGTCTGTAGATATCTTTGGTGTAGTCGGTTGGGGAACGTTAGGCATATTACGTTGTGCGGCAATATTGTTCATATTTGCTGCCATATCATCATTGCTTTTTGATTGCGCTTGGCTTGCGGCTGCGTCCGCTTTTTGTTTTTCAGCACTGGCTGCCGCTGATTTATCTAACTCTTTTTGATATTCGGGTGTCGGTTGTCCAGTAACACCATCATATTTACCATTAGGATATCTAGGATCACTTGATTGATAACCTTGTGGGGTAGTCATCTGTTGTTGTGCAGTTTGAGTTGCGGTTGTTTGCTGTTGTTGTCTTACATTGTCAGCACTCTTAGCAAACTGGTCTGCAGGTAATTTACTTACAGGGGACATTTGATCCTGTGCATTTTGTGTAGCAACACCTTGCTGTTGTTGTCTTGTATTAGCGGCTGTTTTTGCAAACTGGTCTGCAGGTAATTTACTTACAGGGGACATTTGATCCTGTGCTGTTGTAGCTGCCTGACCTTGTTTCTGTTGTCTTACATTGCCCGCTTGAACTGCGGCTTGATTAGCAGGTAACTTACTGAATGGTCCGTTCTGTGCCATTTGTTGTTGTGCAGTTTGTGTTGCACCTGTTTGTTTTTGTTGTCTAATGTTACCGGCTTGAACTGCGGCTTGATTAGCAGGTAACTTACTGAATGGTCCATTGTTTGCCATTTGCTGTTGTGCTACACCTGTTGCGGCAGCTTGTTTTTCTTGTCTGATTTGTTCTGGTGATTTCTTAGCAGTTGACAACTGATTAGCCATCTGTCCAAAAGCATTTGCACCTGCTGTATTGGCTGCACCACGCTTCTGTGCAGGGGTAGGAGAAACATTTTTTCCTGCTGTAGGTTTGACTTGTGTGGTTGGATTAGTTACCGGATTAGTTACTGGTTTCTTTGCTGGATTGTTTCCAAAAGTTGTGCCGATATTTGCACCTGATGTTTTACCAGTGGCTGCAGGATTAACTAACCCGCTACTAATAGCACTTTCCAATCCACTAAACGCACGACTTGTGAAATTCTTAACAAACTGGTCTTTAGCCATCTGGTCTGTGGTGCTTAATACATTCTTGCCCTTTAATGAGCCCAAGCCTGATCGTACAGCGGCAGATCCATAATCTCCTATAAATGAACTTAAATCCAGTTCATTTAATTTTGTTTTTTTAAATTCATTCAGCTTCACGGTTTTTCCTTAATGATTTGGAAAACTTTGCTTGGTCCTTGCTCTTTATAGCACCTAGCAGTTTACGCTCTAATATAGCGGCCTGTTCAGGTGTATAGTGACGATTAATCATCTCTAATAGATTGATAGCACTTGTGATAATATTGTGGCCACGACTCTCAATGATGTGGGTCGTGTCCCTGTTATTACCAATAGCTTCCAATTCCTCTAGTAGACTACGGGTTTGTTTTTGCATATTAGTTTCCTAATAGTATTTATCTACTTTTAGGTTTTATTTCTTTAAACTGTTTAGCATTGCTTTCAGCTTGGAACCTTGCACATCCGCTATAATACGCTTGTTTTCCGGCTCAAGTATCTCCCCTGTTGCTTGGTCTATAATAGGTTCAGTTGATACCAATGTACTTTGTGGTTTAAGTTGACTCATAATATCATTAGCACTGGGTTTAGGGGTATAACTATTTTGATTATCAGGATCGCTATCGCTAATACGCATTGTCTCAATATCATAATCTAAGTCAATCTTTTGACCCACACCAGTAGAACTACGACTTTTCATACATTGAATTTGATACTTGCCACGCTCACGCATACTGCGGCTTGTAAAGATACCAAACACGTTATCTGCTGTATTAATCTTACTGATACCACCAGCAATGTGACTGTGGTCAAATTCAATCTCATCAACCGCACTACGATTCAACTGACTTGCAGTCACCATTAATATGCCCATCTCTTTTGCCAAGTTACGCAATTCTTCTGCTACATACTTGTCTTTAATAAACTGGTCGTTAGGATTAACTTTAACACTTACAGGCATTACCAAATCTAAGTAATCAACCATAACAAAGTCAATCTTAATCCCTGTTTGAATTTGTACTTCTTTTAAATAAGCACGAATATCATTCACATTACTTTGTGCGGGCAATCCCTTAACACGATATTGTCCTGATTTCTTACCAACCATTTTAACTTTAAGACTTGTAGTATCAATATCTTTGCGAATTGCTTTTGTACCCATCATAGTCAACATAGCATCCGTTCTCAAACTTGTTAGTTCTTCACTAAGTTCTAATGTAATGTACACTCCGCTCATTCCTTGTTGCAACCAGTTTAATGCTATGTTCATCATTACTAATGACTTACCTGAACCACTACCACCTGCAAAGATATTGAGTTCACCTCGACTGAAGCCACCATACAATATACGATCCATTTGTGGCCAGCCCGTACTCACTTGACCACCACTGTTAAAGTATTTGTTGATACGTGCCGCCGGGTCATAGAAGTAATCAGTTCCCATATCTTTTTGTAAACTGATTTGCACCGCATCTTTAATTAATTTTTCAACTGGACCAAAGTCATCCTTCTCAAGTAAGTCGGCAGCTTTGAGAATAGCTCGTTCTAACTCTTGTCGTTTAGTAAATGCTTCAAACTCATCCAAGAACCAATCAAACTGATTGGGACTAAAGTTAGGAATGATATCGATATCTTGTCCAGTAATAGCTTTAATCTGTGTCGGATCAGGTAATATACTATATTTTGTAGTATGTTCTTTATATAGATTTACGATAGGTCTTAATGACCTATCAAAATTCTCGCTGTTTAATATGTTCATAACTCTGGTGTAGAGTTCTGCCTCAGTAATCATAACACGCAAAAATATCTTTTGCATCTCAATACCGTAATCTTTTTTATTTTCGTAATCTTTTTTCAATTTTCTTCCTCTGTAGTTCTATTTTGATTTTACTAGTTGTCGC